CTTACGGAGGTCATCTGGTTCACAGGGTAGTTGAACCGATCACCAGTAGTCAACCCGCGCTAGTTGGGCGTATGCAAGCTCATCTATGTCGCTATTGCCCAGGAAAACGCACTCAGCAATTTCAACTATATCGTCCCATGGCATGCCGTAGCGTACCATTGCGAAATTTTCCATGTCGTACCAACTCAAAGAGATACGTTTGATACCGGAAAGAACAGTGCGGATGTCACCCACACGTTCGACTTCGCGACGAAAGTTATAAGAGAAATTGTCAAGCGTGAGATCCTTGACTTTCAAACCCGTCCTAACAGCATGTTGAAGGGCCAACTCACGCACTTCGGGTACGAAGCGGAACTCCCAAGCATAGGATAAAGCTTTTCCACACATATATTCCGCGTCGGACATCGCGAAATTATTGTTGGCTCGGACTCCGAAGCGTCCGAGGGCTTTTCCCAATTTTGGGATCATGAGTGACCCATACTGTGCAGATGGTACAAAATTCTTGGACAAGAATTCTGCCTGCATAAGGTGGGTGTGAACGAGCACTTTAGCAACCATTCGCGCATCCTTGGCTATGTGCGAATAAGAGCGTGCTGCATCCTTGCGCCCCCTACGGCTATTGCGAGCCTTAGCGCTAGTGGCTTTGACGATCATGTCGTCCCCCAGAAAGAAAGCCACTCCCTTGACCGCGTGTTTCAACTTCCAAGCCCAAAATATAGTCATATTCCAGACTGAATTTCGGAAGGTAGTAGAGGTACTACCAGATGGGAGTTGATATTTTAGAGTGCCTTTGAAATTGTGAGTACGACTGGAAATCGTAAACACGTTGGCGGCACTCATACACTCTAGGAGCCATGACGGGGCTCCTAAACGGTCAAGGAAGAGGCTTTCTAGCGGTTGGACATCCTTACATTGCCGCATGTCGTTTTCGGAAAAATCACACTCAGCGATAAACTGATGTTCTCCGTGATTCATACGTTCGGAACAAAACGTAGAATCTTTAGAGTACTGAAGATAAATTGACATATCTCCTTTCTGTATATCGGTGAGTGTGGCATTCATCCGCTTCAAACATGCGGTCAAGATTGGCCCGCTCAGAGCATTGTGCAAGTCGGAAGAGGCTTGGACGATTCGGCCCGCCCACGCTTCGCCTTTATGCCTTTTGAGTAGAGCTTCCACTTTCGCGAAAATCTCTTTACGCCCGAATTCTTTATCGGTATAACGCATGAAGCCATCAATGGCTTCTCTCATGGCTGTGGCTTTGGCGGGAGGGTTCGATGCATTCCACTCCTCAAACAACTCGTACGTCCACTCCAATCGTGGCATCATGTCGGGGAACTTCTCCTCAAGTAATTTATGGCCTGCCTCAATGATATAAGGTTTGGCCGCCACCTCGTCAAGATGGTTACAGCGTTTGTTGACCGCTGCTATAAATCCCTGAAAATTGTTCTCCACAACATAAGGATGATCGCCTTCAAACACTGGCGCTAAAACGTCATCACGGACATCAGTTTCCGTTTGGTGATCCCGCCACGCATTGGCGGATTGACCAAAGTTCAACTTAGTCTTTGGTGTGATGTTCGCTCTAGCCGTCTGGCGAGCAAGGACCCGGTTAGCTGCCGGGTGGAGCCCTCCAACTCGATACGAGGAGGAGGGTCCCATGACAGGGGTCACGGGGGGTTTG